CCGGGCGGGCAGCAGGCACCGGGCGGGTACCCGGGCGGGCAGCAGGCACCGGGCGGGTACGACCCTGCGCTGATAGCGACTATGGGTGCGGCGTTCGCTCAGGCCATGGCGAACGTGCCCACGCGCGAGATCGTGCCCGCTTACCACCCAGGCGTTGGTGGCGCGCGGGTACGGGAACCGCTCGTGTACCGTCTCGGTGACAACGCCTGCCAGTTCTCGTTCGTGCGCGATAGCTGGAACGCTCGTCAACGCGGGCAAGGAAGCGATGAGGCGCACGCCCGCCTCCAGAAATATCAGGAGCAGTCAGCGGCGCTGGAGTCCGCGACATCCGCGAGATTCGCGCTTGGGGACAACGATGGAAGTACCGTCGCGCACGGTGCGATCATTCCGCCCGGGTACCGGCCGGACATGTACGTTGGCCAGATCCCCTACGGACGCCCGCTCGCTGAGGCTGTGTCGCAGGGCGTTATCACCAACGCGACCCCGTTCAAGGTTCCCGTCTGGGCCGCTTCGTCTGGGCTGTCCGGCACCAACACAGAGTTGACCGGCCCGTCCACGGGGACGATCAGCGACCACACCTACCTGACGGTCACGCCAACCGCGCAGTCTGGCAAATTCGTCATCTCCCGCGAGCTGGTTGAGTCCAGCAACCCCGCCATCGACGCGATTGCCCGTAACGCGATGCGCGAGGAATACGCGCAGGACACGGAAGCGATCATCGCCGCGGCTATCGCGGCGTCCACCGACAACGACACCGGGTCCGGCCAGTCGACCGAGGGTTGCTACGTGTCGACCAGCTCTGGTGACGGCCTGGACTTCGCGACAGACCTGCGCGAGGTCTACTCGACCGTTCCGTTCACCCGCAGGATCGCCGCGAACCGGCTAATGCTCGCCCAGGGCGGGTATTCGGCGCTCGTCAAGGCCGTTGACGGAACCGGACGGCCGTTGTTCCCGTTCGTCGCGCCGCAGAACGCGTACGGCACCACCGATCCGCAGCAGTCCGTCAACTTTGACGGAAATCTTGGCCGTCCGGCGTGGGCCTTGGGTGACACCTACAACTCGGCGCTCGTGTTCAACAGCACGGACGTATGGAAGTGGGAATCCCCGCTGCTGCAATTCCAGTTCAACGAAGTCGAGGGCCCGCACAACATCGTCCTCGCGCTCTGGGGGTACTTCGCCTTCCAGATCCTTCGCTACTCCGGCGTGAAGGCTGTCGCGTACACGGAGGCATGAGACGCCCACGGGGGGCTGTAATCGGTACGGTCCCTCGTGGCTGCATCAAGGAACAGGAGCAGGGCAATGGGAATTAACAGAAACTTCGAGGTCAAGGCGTCATCCGAGGTCGGGGCGGCTGGTGGGTCATCGATCACGTTCGTGAACCGCGACCACAAAGGGCTTGTCCTCACAATCGACAACACCGCCGAGTCGGGCACAAACCCAACCGTGACGGTCACCATCTCCGGCGTGGACGACACCGGGGACACCTGGACGATCCTCGCCAGTACCGCCCTCGCAGCCCAGGCGGTCACCACCCTGACCGTGTGCCCCGGCAGCACGCCGGCCGCGAACGTCGTCACAGACCTTCCCCTTCCCCGCCGGTGGAAGGCGTCATGGGCTATCGGTGGGACGGATACCCCAAAGGTGACGTTCCGTATTGGAGGTGCCTACGTTGGCTAACAGCCGTCGAACCATTCGTACCGCCGCGACGCTCACCACGAGCGAGAACGGCACGGCGCAATCCACACCGTACAACCGCGGTGCGATTATCAGCGTGACTACCAGCAGTAAGGCGTCTTCCGCGTCCCTGGTTGTCAAGCTGCAGGGTCAGAACGCCGCCGGTACCTGGTATGACCTCACGGGCGCTGCCACGGCCGCCATCACGACGGACACGACTACGACGCTCGCGATTGGCCCGGGTATCGCCGCTTCGGCGAACGTGTCTGTCAACGGCATGCTTCCGCTCGTGTGGCGTGCGGTGTTCACCATCTCGGGTGGCACCTTCACGGTCGGGTGTTACGCGGATATGGCCATGTAGATGGCCAATCCCTTAGACCTCGCTGGCGCCAAGGAATACCTTGGCGCTACCGCGGCTTCCGACGCGGACGTCCAGGACGCCCTGGACGCTGAGTGGGCGGCGCAGGTTGGCGCTTGTGGTGATCGTTCGGCGGACTACCCGGATGATCTTCTGCAGGCACTTAAGCGCAGGGTGGCGCGCAACCTGGCTATGCGTGGTGTCCTGCTCGGTCTGGCCGGCCAGGATGCTGAGGGTGGCGGGGCACAACGCGTGTATGGCGTTGACCCAGAGATAAAGCGGCTTGAGCGCCGGTATAGGAAGTTGGTCTTGGCGTGACGCTGGACAGTACACGTGAGGTCATCGGCACGGCGCTGGATACGGCGCCGTCTGTGACGGGTACGGCGCTTCCGCCCATGGTCCCGTTTGTCGGGTCAGCCTGGCCACTCGTCTCGGAGCTGGAACGAGGTCCGGGCAACTGCTTCATGGCGGAGTGGCGCGTCATATGCGTTATCGGGGCGGACGAACGTTCAGCGGCGTTGGCTTTCAGCGATTACGCCGACGAGCTTTTGGAAGCCGTCGAGCAGGTCTTGTACGTGCAGACGATCCGTCCGGCGGTATTGCCCGCTCAGCTGGGTAATTTGTACTGCTTAGAGATGATTGGAGTGTCCCAATAATGGCTGTTGCTTTGGGCGGGTATGTTCTCAAAAACGCCGCCGTGACTTTCGGTGGGGGTGACTACGCCAACCAGTTCGAGGAAGCCGTTCTGACTCCATCCACCTCGATCAAGAAGTTTCGGACGCTTGTCCCCGATGGGGAGATCGTCGACGTTGACGCGCCCAGCTGGGACCTGAAGCTCTCCGGTATTCAGGACTGGATAGCCGCGCAAGGCTTTGCGCGATACATGAACGACAACAGGGGACTTGTTGTCGAGTGCGTCCTAACACCGAATGTAGGAGGTGTGAGCGCGACCTTCGACATCATGTGTTTGGCCCAGCAATTTGGCGGCAAGCAGGGCGAATTTGTGACTATTGAAACCACGCTGCCCGTGAGCGGTCAGCCTGAGTTCACAGATCCGTGATCCCATTTTTGATTAATGGAAACGATTAATGGTTTCTATTAACGACGAAACGAAAGTGTCATGAAATCTGTATTTGATATTGAGTACGCAGACGGTACGCGGATGAGCGTTTCTATCGGTATCGCCGACTTCTCAGCGTGGGAGCGGCAACCCGATGGGTGCGCGTCCAACCAGATCGACACGTCATCGCGACCCCTCTACGCGATGACGTGGCTTTCCTGGCACTCCCTTGTCCGGAGAGGTGATGTCGCTGCTTCATACGAGGAATGGCTGAACACCGTCGAGTCGGTTGCTCCCAACGAAAAAAAAACGACGCTGACGATTCCTCCGGCGACCCCTGGCCGGAGGAAACGGCAACCGGCGTGATCATCCGTTTGGCGCTGGCGAGCTGTCAGTCTGTCTCCGAGGCGTTGAGGTGGGATAGCCGGACCGTGGCGACGGTTGTCTCGTGGCGTCGTGACAACCAGGCCCAACCAGCTGGTAGCGCCGATGGGGATGTCAGGGGATGGCCACGAACGGCGGGTGAGGGTAATGCGGGCGGAGTCTCCAGACCTTAGGGCGCTGATCAGGGACCTAAGGAAGTCATCTGATCGAAAGATTGGCGTCAAGGCGTTCCGCAAGCGCATGCGACAACCGTTGCCGGAGCTTCGCCGTGGCGTACGGGCTTCCGCGGTTTCAACCCTTCCGCGTACGGGCGGGTTGGGCGCCTGGATGGCGAGGGCGCGTCTCGGGGCAACCATCCGGGTGAAGATGACAACCGTTTTCATGCAGGTGACCGCTGGCAGGAATTCGGGGTCTGGCAAGCGGACGCAGACCAAGATGGTTGACCGCGGTCGAGTGCGCGCTCCCACGTGGGGTCATCCTGTCTGGCATACCCAGCGGGTCACACCAGAGTTCTTTTCTCGGCCAGTCAGCGGGTACGACTGGCTTGCGGTCGCCGAGCAGGCGGCCGATGACGTGGCGGAGGTGATCCTTTATGGCGGGCAAGAGTCGTGATGCGCGCATCCGCATCATTGGCGAGGACGACACCGGGCGGGCTACCGCGAGCGTCGAGGCCAACCTGAGGCGGATCAATGACCGGGTCAAGAAAACCGGGGGTGACACCAAAGCGGAGGTCACTGGCACGTTTGACGGCGTTCTCAAACACCTAGCCTCATCGGCCGGGTCGATTATCGGCGCGATGACCGATACGGGCGCCAAAGCCGGTAGCGCGATGGTGGGGTCTTTCGGGACGGCTATCCAGGCTATGGGCCCGGAGGTCCAGGCGGCCGTCATGGCTGTTGCCGCCGGAGCGGCCGCCATCTTAAGCACGTTTGTAGGCGGCGCTCTAACCGGGGCAATTCTTGGTGGCGCGGCTTCTAGCGCTCTGGTGGCCGGCATCGCGTTGGCTACCAGGGATCCCGACGTGGCGGACGCGTTCACCGCGTTTGGCCAATCCGCACTTGATCAACTCACTGTAGCCGCGGAGGGCTTCTCGGCCCCTCTTATCAGGGCCGCTGGGACGTTCGGCACAGCTCTTTCATCGATCATGCCCGATATTAAGGGTATGTTCGACGCCGTAGCCCCAAGCATCGACATCGTCGTTTCGGGGATAACCGGAATGATCAAGAACGCGATGCCGGGACTACGGAAGGCCGTTGAGGCTGGCGCGCCGATCATCAACCACCTAGCCGGCATGTTGCCCCAGCTGGGCGCGGCCGTGAACGACTTCTTCGTCAAGATCGCTTCTCAGGGCGCTAACGGCATGCGCGCCCTGGATATCGCCATGCGTGCGGTGATCACTGGTGTGAAGTTCCTGGGTACCGCTATCCAGTGGCTTTCCGCGGCTTTCGGCCTCGGTATGGACGGCATGGTCAAGTTCACGACGTTGATGGCCAAGCTGACCGCGTTCATCCCCGGAGTGGGGGACGCGTTCAAACGAGCGGATGCCGCCATGACAGAGATGATGGCCAGCATGGGTATGGCAAGCACTTCCACCGGACGCCTTGGCGGGGCGATGGGTGACGTTCAGCGCGCTGTTGACAAGCTGCGCAAGACCCTCGCGGAGCTCTTCGACCAGTCGATGAGTCTTGACCAGGCGACCCTGGCCTACTCGGCAGCGCTACTCCAGCTTCGCGATTCCCTTACCGAGAATGGCAAGAGCCTGGACCTGAACACGGCCAAGGGCCAAGCGAACCGTACGGCCATCCTGGGAGCGATCCAGTCCGCTAAGGACATGTACGACGCCAACATCGCGTCTGGCATGGCCGCTGACTCCGCCGGGGCGGCGTATCAGAGACAGATATCGGATCTCGAGGCGGTACTCCGAAAAGCGGGTCTGACCAAGGCGCAGATTGACCAACTGCTTGCCGCGTACCGCGCGGTCCCGAATACCGTTAGAACCACGATCGAGGCTATGGGCGTCGCCGAGACTAAACAGGCGCTGTCCTCGGTGGCCATCGCCGCGTCGCTGGTTCCCCGACGAATCCCCATATCCATCGCTGTCTCTGGTATGGGCCAGATTGAGTACGCGGCGCAAGCGGTACGCAGCCTTAAGGGTGGTACCGGGTCGTGGTGGGGCCAGGCGGCCGCGCAGGGTCAGGGACGCACCCAACCGGCCACTACCCCGGATATCAACCTGTCCACCAACGTCTTCTTGGACGGCAAGCTGATCCAGGGAATAGCCCGTACCGAAATCTCCAAGGCGACCGGGCGTACCGCGTGGCGCGCTACCGCCGGGAGGCACTGATGGCCGTTGCGATCGTGGCCACGACACAGGACACCTATCCACCCCGGGTGGCGCTGGCGGTAACCGGGCTGACAGTGGGCAACGTGGTCAGCGTGTACCGCGTGGTGGGTGGCACAGCGACAGTCATCAGGGACGCGAATTCGATCACCGTGGCGGATACCGCCATATCCGCCCTGGACGCCGAACTGTCATTCGGCGTGCCGTTGGCTTACCGCGTCGACGTCGGCGGGGTGACTACCGCCTGGTCGTCGTCGATAACGGTGACGCTCACCAACGGCAAGGTGGCGCTGTCTGACGCCATCACCGGTTTGTCAGCTGAAGTGGTCATCGTCGCCTGGTCGACGATGACCAGGAGGCGCGACGCGACCGTCTACCAGGTTGGTTCCCGGTACATCACGGTGTCCAGTCCGATGTCACAGTTCACGGCTGAGATGACTATTCTCGTTGAGACTCTGACCGCGCTGTACTCCCTACGCGCTCTGCTGGCCGGAACGACTTCCGGAATAGTCCAGATTAGACAATCCGGCGCGTACGGCGACGTGGACGGCTATGTGACCGTTCTCAGCGCGACTGAGTCCAGGGTTTCCCAAGACGGGTCAGACCCGCGCAGACAGATAGTACTGTCTATTGTGGAGAACGCCGCGTGGGCATCAACGTTTATAACTTTTGGCTGGTCATACGCTTCGCTTGAATTGGCGTATGACGGTCTGACCTACGCTGACCTTGAGGCGGACTACGCCACATATCTTGACCTCGCCGTAGCGGACTTGGGGGTCTGATGATCACAATCTCAGACCAGGCGAAAGCCGCGCTGTCAGTCGGCTGGACCATGCACACCCGAGTCTCTTCATGGCGTTCCGGAACACTTCTGGCCGCGGACATTCCCATCACGGCCGGACGACACGAGACGGACGCTTCCCTGCGCGTGCCCGACCGCGTCACGCTGGAAGTTCCCCGATACGACGCGGTCACCGGTACCACGTGGGACCCGGAGGACGACCCGACACACCCCCTGGCCTGCTACGGGCAGAGACTCCTGCTGTCTCTAGGAATTGGGATTCCAGGTGGTGTGGAATGGATCCAACGTGGATGGTTCGCCATCACCGATGTGGATTCCGACCACACCACCGTGCGGGTGACCGCGCTTAACCTGCTCAGCCTGCTGGATGAGGCGCGGCTGACCGCCCCATACCAGCCAACTGGGACGCTTGGCGAGGCACTCCGAGCGCTCTGCGAACCGGCGCTGATCGTGGATCTCACGGCCGCTCCAGCCGATAGATCCTGCCCGGCGGCCATGGCATGGGACGAGGACCGTCTGGCGGCCGTCCTTGAAATACTGGACTCCTGGCCAGCCGTGGCCACTGTCGCTCCATCGGGCGCGCTCGTGGTGACGGAACCACCAACACCGGGCGCGGCCGTGGCGACCCTGGACAGCACATCTACGGGATTGGCGGAAGCGATCGGAGGCTCTATCAGCCGCTCCGGAGCGTCGACATGCGTCGTCGCTCGTGGCACCGATTCCAATGGCCTGGACGTCCAGGCCGTTGTTTACGACACGTCGGGCGGACCACTCGACTCAACGGGGCCATTCTCGGCGCTTCCGGTGCCGTTCTTCTACTACTCCCCATTGCTCACCACCGTTTCGCAATGTTCTTCAGCGGCCTTGACCATCATGATAAGACGACAGAGCCAAGCCGGACTCGCGCGCAATATCGAGTGCGCGCCGCATCCGGCGCTACTGGTCGGGGACAGGGTCACAACAGACCAAGGCGTTGGGACAGTGCAGACGATATTGATGCCTTTGACCGCCGGCGACGGAACAATGAGCGTAACGGTAGTGATACCGTGAGTGACTTCTCTGATGTTCGCTCCGACCAGTCCGGATCTGGCGCCCTACTCGGCATGGCCACCGCCGCGGCTTCCGCGTCAACGGTAACCGTCGACGTCGGCGGTCAGGTGATCACGTGCGGCACACTTCGTGGAATCACTATTGCGCAATATGACCCGGTTCTGGTGATCCGTGTCGGGTCACGCTGGATCGTCATCGGTCGCATCGCCAACGCGACCCCCGGGAGCGGCAACGCTTCCGATGATTCACCCGTCGCGTCTACAGCGGGTACAGCGGTGTTCGCACCCGTCGAGACGCGCTCGTGGCGCGGTAGCTGGCGTACGGACACGACCAGCGTCTACCAAGGCGAATACTCCTATGGGAACCACACCGGGTGCGCGTTCTACGGTGGCGCTCCCCGGGCGCTGGCCGGAGCGACCGTGACCAGCGCTGCCGTGTACGTCAAGCGCCTGGCCGCCGGAACGTACGCGGCTCAGACAACCACCCTACGGAAGATCACAGAGTCAACGCGTCCAGCTGGCGCGCCAACCGTCTCGGATAGCGCCACGGGACCGAGTCTCGCCGTTGGCGCTGAGGCGTCGGTGGTGATCCCAACCGCTTGGGCGCAAGCGCTTGTTGACGGAACGATTGGCGGACTTGGGATCTATGAGGCGGATGGTTCCCCGTACGTGCGCCTGGCCGGACTTGGCGAATTCTCTCCGGCCTGGACTATGACAATCAATTGGAGCAGGTGAAATGGGAGCTACATCGCTGGGCATCGCGTACCCGGCTATCACGGATGACGTACGGCCCTGGGAGCACATGCAAAACCTCGCGGAGGACGTCGACGCCCTTATCGTTGAGGACCGGGCTGCTAATTTGTGGCAGGCTTATACCCCGGTTTTGGATGCAACTGGAACAAACCCGTCGAATTATACTATATCTGGTAGATACACTCAGAGAGGAAAGACTGTCACGGCGGCTGTGAAAATAACTTTCTCCGGCGCGCCTGGCGGAAGTGGTTACTACCGGGTAACTCTTCCAGTGGATGCGGTAGACGCCGAGCTTGGGGCTGGAAGTTGCGTGATCTATGACGCGTCGTCTATCACTGGAAGCCGGAGCGCGGCAGTATGGCTAGCGTATGCCGACCAGGTACGCATTTCCGCTGACGGCGATGTCGGATCGGATAGCCCAGTTTCCCTTGCCGCGGACGATCAAATCAGATTCTCCTTTACGTATGAGGCGGACTGACTACGCTATCGAACGAATGAATATACGATTAGTGCGATAGTTGCTATAGTTGCCAAAACTATCGACGACGCTATCGCGTACGTATTTACTTTATACATCGTGACCTCCCGGGTCATGTAGTAAGATCAGATCATGGGTAATGATTGGAGAACGGCGTACAGCATAACAATCCTACAAGCACAGATCAATATTCTGTGCCCTGGAAGAGACCGAAAATCAGATGGGACGATAGGGGATAAAGCCCATACTCTGACCCAGAGCGACCACAACCCCGATAATCAAGGGATTGTCCGAGCTGTTGATATCACCCATGATCCCAATCATGGGATGGACATATCCGCGCTTCTTGACATTCTGGCAGCGAGCCAGGATTCACGGATAAAGTACATAATCGCGGATCATGTGATCGTTTCTGGAAATTCTGGCCCTTACCCGTGGAAGAAACGCGCGTATAAGGGATCGAATCCACACACAGACCATCTACATCTCTCAGTGATTAGGGGAGGGGAAGCGGACAACCGACGCGGGTGGCGCCTGGCCGGCTTCCCATTCCGAGAAACAAGTGGAGGGAAAATGGCAGGTTTCCTGAAGATAAAGGGAAGAACAGAAGTGTTCTTCACTACCGGCTCGACATCGTTCTGGGTCCAATCTATGGACGATGTGCGAGGCGCGCAGATTCTCTCACAGGTGGAGATATTCCCATCGTTGGGCAACAACGGAAACATATGGGAGCTCGCACCTGGGTCAATCGGCCTGATTCCGCCGATCACGGGCCCTGTCCCACCTGGCTATGAGTCTAGAAAGGCTTAGCGCCTAGATACAGAAAAGGCCTTCCTCGACTTTGAGGAAGGCCATTCATCTGTAAATCAAAAATGTTTGTTTCTATCCCGTAACGGGGCGATGACCGGATAAATCTGATGAGCGGGGGATTCGTACCGCACCTACGAATCCCCCGAAGTGGGGCCCTGCACCACCCCAGTTGCAGGGCCCCATGTTCACTGAACGCCTCATGGGATCTAGCCACAAAGCGCCCTTCACAACAGCAGGGGTACCGCACAGTTCAGGGCATCACTGGAGGATCTTCAACACGGTTGCCGATGTACGGCGGCAACGATTTCTAATCTTTCACCAATCAGAGATCATGTCAAGCGGGTCGTGGAAAAATCACCGGTGGACATATCCATGACGCGTACAGGAGGTGCCCGGCGCTGGCCAGGCGCCACGCCTGTACCGCGTCTATGTCGCTGGGCTGGCCATCTAGGTAGCCTACCCAGCGTCCGGTAACCCACCACTCAGCCGGTATGGACCCCGTGATCGGTAGGCATGATGCGTCCGGTGCCGGTATTCCGCTGATTACGGGTACCGGTGCGTACGGGTCACGTACCGGTGCCGAGAAATATGATTCATATCCGTACGCGATAACGAGTGTGACCGCTATTCCCGCAACCCAAGTGATGATCTTACGTGCCGTGAGTTTCCCCTGAGGCAGGCTCGGAATCTGTATGTTCGGCATTCTTACCGCTTCCCCTAGGCCGCAGCCTTACGTTTGCCGCTAGTAGTCTATTTCGTACCGTGCCATAGGACATAGGTCGTCCGGTAGCGGTACGCATCATGCTGATCTCGCGGATGCTCTTGTGCTTATATAACCGCACAAGATCTGCTGTAAGGATGTCTCTACGCATCCTTACATAGTAGATCACCCACAAGAGGCGAAGCAACCCAGGCACATGTAGGACTCTCTGCATTCCCTGTCATCGCACTGGATAAAGCTTCTCCCACGATTGTGTGGTGTTATTTCGCAAAGATTGTATTCTTTCCTCATCGCGTGCTCACACAGGTTATAGGCAACTTCGTCGCTACCACAAATAGCGCAACGCATCGTCATTTGCAGAATAGCTCGCGTCCGGTCTGTTGTCTCAACTTTGAATCTTAGATCAGACAGAACGGAAAACATTTCAGCGATCATTTCCATTACCCACATAGGCGGGACTGTCTTCGCGTCTACGCAAATCTGGTATATGTCTCGAACGCCGTTAAGCGCTGCTATCCGATGGGGTAGGTTCTTCTCATCGGATACGGGAAGCGACAGCATTTGTTCATGCGCTCTGACATTGTGGAAAGCGGCGTTAATCTCAGGACTCAATGACATTTTTGCCCTCTATTCTTTCGCGTACATATTCTTCGCATCCTGTGCGACACACGTAGCATGCCAGGCATTTCTCACATGTTTCTGACCGAATGCACTTCAGATGGCACACTATAGGTTCTTCGCACGTATTCACCATTACTTTCCTCCTTTGATGAGGCTGAATATTCGTCGTCCTATTGTTGTGCTGTCTCTGTAGCCACGGTGTCTTTTGCCGTGCCCGGTCTCCTTGACGCATCGGACGTCGAGAGTGGGATGCTTTGCCCCGCAAGGCCGCGTGAGTGGATATTCCTGTACCGGAAAACCTCGTATGGATGTTTTCCTACGGCATTCAATGGCATCTTCTACCGGAGCTTGCATGGCCATTGTGACACAATGCTGTATCCATTCTGGATACGTTCCAGATTGGATACATGATGACATTTCCGACCACAGAATGAGAATCATCTCAGCGTGATACTGTAATTCACTATAACGATTTCCTGTATGGACAAGAATATTGTCGAGTATAAATTTTCTGCGTTCTTCTTCCGCTTTCTTGATAAACCCGAACACAGTACTTGGATCTCTTGTCAGCTTCACGCCTACATTCCTATTCCAGCATTGATCATTTCTTTTGCGATATCAACCTTTTCCAGATGCATCATGACAACCCACCGGATATACGCAGACATGGTCATCTCGTTCCGTATGGCTTCCTGCTGCAGCCGCTCTTTCTGGTCGGTGCTGATTTTGAGATTTATCACGGAGTCGAACCGTAGTGGCTCTGGCATGTGGACATCGTAACATGGTACGTATATGATCACAACCAATTGTCCACATGATCTTCATCAACCCGGGGGAAGCGTGCCACACGAAAAGGGTGTCTCGGGCCCAAACCGAGACACCCATGAATCCGTTCCCAACGACCAGGGTACAGAAGATCTGACGCAGCCCATCGAGGTTGGCGCGTGGAACAACCTAATCCGCATGGCTGACATCACCGCGGCGCGCAAGCTCGCTTGCCTGGTCGTGAGCAGCTACGCCAACGCGGACGGCACGCGAATCTTCTGCGGAGTCGCCCGCCTGGCCACGGATATGCGCTGTGGGTACAGCACTGCGCAGCGGCATCTCGCGTGGATGCGCGAGGTCAAGTTGATTGAGCGCGTCCAGGAGGGCAACGCGCGCCGTGGCCAGAGTGACGTGTACAGACTGATCTTGCACCCAACGGCGTTTGAGAAGATCGACATTCCAGACCCGACCACATACCGGGCGCTAGTGGAGAGAAAGCGCGAGGACAACCGGGCGAAGCAGAAGCGCAATCAGACCTCACCCAAGGCGAGGTCTGAAAAGTGCGCCAAACCAGCGGTAGGGGAGACCACATCAGACCTCACCCAAGGCGAGGTCTGTACAGCCGATCAGACCTCACTTGCATGTGCATCAGACCTCGCCTTGGGTGAGGTCCCACCTACCATGCCTTCCACCAACCATCTAAAAGCAACCAACCATCGATCGCCGTTTGACGGTCGCTCACCCTCGCGCGTGGAAGCGAGCGAGCGGGAAGATGGATTAGATGGTGGGTGTCTGGTGTGTAGGGCGCTGGCCGGACAGCCCTCACACCAGGCTGGAAAGGAGCTCTGCGACGCTCACGTGTCGACGTCGGCGTCGGGCGTACTCGCGTTGAAGCGTGCCTTACGACACGTCAAGGGCGCACGACGGTAAACGACGATCAGACCTTGCTTCCATGTGATCAGTTATGATGATCAGCATGTCAAGGGATTGGGCGAATGGGAGTACGCGCGAGTGGCGTGAACTGCGCTTACGTGTGTTAGAGAGAGACGCGTACCGCTGTCAACTCAAACACGCTGAGTGCACAACCGTCGCCAACCACGTACATCACTTGGATGGCAAGGGAAATGGCGATGATCCAACTCGCCTTGTAGCAGCGTGCGAGTGGTGCAACCTTCATGAGGGCAAGCCTCAGGGCGACCCACAACCAAGATCTAACACAGCCTGGTAAAATTGGACATTTTTTCCTAAAACGTCATTTTTGGACAC